CGCAGTACGTCAGTCTCTAGCCACTTCTTGGCTACAGCTCGCACCTTTGCCTTCTCGTGCTTCTTATCCAAGTCTAGCTTGAGCACACTGGCCACGGCAACGCCTATCCAGTTTTTAGCCCTGACGTCTGACCGATACGGCTCGTCATTGCTTTCCGCCTCCCCGACTGCACGCTGAACCGCTAACGCATCTTTAGAGCTGATCCCGTCGAATAGATCTGGCATTGCAAACGACGTAGCTACACCTACGTACTCCCCGTTGGGTAGCTGCACCCCGACCATGCGACGGTACACGGCATGTGCGGCAGGCGGAGCTAGGTTTGCCTTGCCGTCGTCAACTCTGAATATGCCGAGGCTATCCTGCTCGCTAACGCCAAGCTTCAGCGCATCTTCCTGACTAATCTTGTTAATGACCCTCGCAGCCCTCGCCGCCCCGATAAGCGAGCCGGCGCCCCTCACGCTGTCTACCGTCGCCTCATCACCATTTGTTTTACGTATGTGATGCACCAATCCGACACTACAGTCCGTCGCATCGCAGACACGCCGCACCGCAGAAACTGCCGCGTTCATTGCCACGTTATCGTTCTCGTTGATCTGATTGGCCCCAACCCACGGGTCGATAAATGCCACCCCGATTTTATGCTGCTCAATTTTTCGAATCATGTAGTCAACGAGCTCGTCATGCACCTCGATCCCGTCACGTCCTTGGCTCGCAAACATGATCTGCATGTCACGTCCTGCGTCTAAAAACAGCCTGCCTTCAACGTCTTCTGGCGCAATGTTAAAGTGTAGCATTGCTGCAACTAATCTACGCTGCATCTCCTCTAACGGATCTTCGAGGTTCACGACCCAGACGTTACACTGCTCTCTAACCTCCTCGCCAAGTAGCGGCTTACCGGTGGCAATGGCCAGAGCCTCGACGATTTGCATCGACGTCTTGCCGACGCCTCCGGCGGACGCTAATACGCTGACGTTGGATCTAATGTAATGATTGCCATAGATCCAACGCCGCGCAGGGATCAACTTCGGGTCGATCCAAGTGAAGGGCGTCGGCCACTGCCTCTCGGCCTCTAATGCCTCTTGCACTTCCTGTTCCACTGGTTTAGCTACCGCGAGTGCTTCACGCAGCTTGGTCTCACCAACTTCGCGTAGGTAGTCGTTGGCGTCCTTGACGTTATCGACGCCAAGTGCGTTGAAGCGCACGACATACACACTTGTTGACCCGTCGCCACTGAGCACGTCTGACACGGCGTCTACGTTTAGATCTGGGTCGGCGCATATCGTAACATCTGAGGCTCTTGGCACGTTGTAAGTAGACATGCCGGCCTTGCCAAACGTACACACCACCGTCGCCTCATCACGTACGCTTTGACGTACGCTTAATGCATCCTCTGGCCCTTCTGTCAGTATAATCGCCTCACCATCGCCAACGCGCATGACGTTGCCTGCCATCACGCCTCGGCTGTACTTACTGATGCCGTTGTGCTCGCGCTTACGTCCCTCGGGAGTAAGCAATACGCTCTGTATGCCCTGCACCTCACCTGATTCGTTCATCGCAGGAAAGATAATCGCAGGGCCGTCGTACACGCTTGGGCTAAACCGCGCTATGTTTGTGGCGGAGCTTGCTCTGAGGCCACGGCTGTTAAGATATAGCAGCGCAGGTCTTACCGCATCCTTGTTTTCTCTGGTGATCGGTACGCTTCGCTCCCACGTCTCGCGCGCCTTCTTCATTTTGTCGTTGCGCGTCTCATCGTCTCTGGCCAACAGATCCGAAGACGCGAGCTTACTGATTAGGCGGTCGAACTCGCTCGCCGTGTACGGAATAGCCTCCGAGTTTTCAAGCTTCTTCGGATTATCTCCGCCACGCTTGAAGCCTGATCCAATGGTCGCCTTTATCTCTAGCTCGTTTAATCCGATTTGCTTGGCTGCCCCATGCAGATCCACAATGGCGGCGTCTAATAGTGCAGGCGCGAGGTGCGCGTGCCTTCCGAGCGTAAAGGCTGCCTTGTTTAGCACCTCATTACGCCCTCCCTTCATGGCGTGTACAACGTCTCCCAAAACGCTCTCACGGACCTTCTGAAAATATGTTTCACTCATCCTGTTTATCCCTGTTTAATGCGACGCCTCGTGACAACCACTGAAGGTGGAACTACGTTTCGAGGCGTCGCTTGCCCCTAGTTAAAACCGAAGTCGGTTTCAGTTGAGGCGGTCGGCGGAGCACTTGGAGGAGTAGCCCCCACCGCAGCCGGAGGAGAACCAACAACCTCCGGTTTCGCTTCGGGCTTGTCGATCCATGTGCGGATGTTAAACCCAATGTCGTATGACGTACCCTTGCCAACCACTACAGGCGTCGAACTGGTAACTTGTATTACCGGTATCTTACCTGCGGCGAACTCGGGAGCCGTCTCAGCTTGGTTATACACTTTGGCGATAAACTGACCCAAACCGTATGAGTTGCCGCTCATAGACGCCTCACGGCCGTCTGAGAGCCAACAGTCTACCTCAAAGCCTTGCTTATGGCTGTCGCTAGGTCTTGGCGTTGACTGCGACGGGCTAGGCCACGCCTGCCAGTCTCTTACGCCGACATCGATGTGCAGCCACCCGAAGGCAACGTTTTTGATGTCGATGGCAAAACCCTTCTCCATATCAATGGGCTCGTCGCCTCCCTCGGCTTTCACCCACCACTTATTCTGTGGCAGATTTGAGCGAATAAAGTTTGATGATGCGGTACTCTCCGCAGATCCAAATGAAATTGGCATATGTGTCTCCTTGACTAGTTTGCCGAAAATTTAAAAGCATATGGCGGTATCTGGAGAGTTTGCAACTCCCCGTAACCGTAACCCCATACGCCGCTCTTTTGCGCCGTCGCGTATTGCTCAAGCGCGTACTTAACCGCCGCGTTGCCCTCTTCGAGCGTGCGCCAGTCGAGTTCGTATACTCCCACTGCGTAGGGAGCCTCCTTACCTACCGCAATAAATATGAACCGGTCAATCTCGACCCCGTTCAACGTCATTACACGTCGGTAAAATTGATCTTGTATGTGGTAGCCAAAGTTGGCCACCTGACGGGCAAAGCCTTCTGGGCTCGGATCAACTGTCGTCTTCAAGTCGATCAGCGCCGCAATGTCCTTACGCCACCCGTCTGGGCGTGATCGTATGTCTACATCGTAGATGCTGTCATGCGCGAAGACGCTTGCCTCAACCGCCAGATCTCCTGACAACAAGTCTGCGGCGGCCGGATTGCTTCGCACTGCCTCGGCCATTTTCACGGCCTGCTTGTAGTCTGCGTCTGTCAACAATATTGCGCCTTCGGCATCGGCTTTCTCTTTTAAGCTTGTCCACTCCTTGCCTCGTCGCGTCTCGGGACCACACCAGACGCTCTTCTTGAGATGCGGCTCGAGCGTTAGCGTATGGACAGACGTACCCATATCAAAAGCGTGATTGTGTTTATACTCGCCGTACTTAAAGTGTGCTAGTGATTTCATGGCAATTGTCTTAGCGCCAGACGCGCTCAGAGCGTCACTGAGGTGGTACTCGGCGTTTGACATTGTGTTATTGATACTCACGTTCTTCCCCTCCCGTAGAGCGCAATGAGCAGCGCCTCGGCGCGGTGCTCGTCTTTCTTCCGTTTTAGATCCGACGCCAACATCGGAAACCATTGCTGCGCGAGCCGTCGGGCTGCGTCTTTATCTTTCGGCAGGTTTAAGCTGCGCTTCCAGTTGTTTGGTGTCACAAGCGTATACGGAGAACGGCTTAACGCCGCCGTCGTGACGATCTGCCCGAAGCCGAAGCCAAGTTTAAACGTAGAGCTGACGCCCTGCTTTGGCATCGCCTGTTGTCGCTCGATGTAAATGTGGTCTACATCTGCGCTTGTTAATATGTCCATCAGCGCAACGACATCCACGCCGCCTTCGCTGTACACCGGTAAGTCGTGAACTTCCTGCCAGTCGTCTCCGACTAGCGCGACGCCGCCAGTTCGGTAGCCGCAATCAATCCCCAATGTTAATGCTGAACTCATGCCCTTTGTCCCTTCCATATTTTATTATTAACATCTCGATAAGTTGGGACTGGCTCATTCTCAAATTCTCACAATCCTTGCAAAGAAATTCGTAAACTTCTTTGCGTAACCTTGGACCGATTTGTTTTAGTTCCATTTGTTAACTCCGTTTTTTCTTAGTGTTAACTCGTTGTTAAAAAGAAATCAAGTCTCGATGATACAAAAGGGGCAACGAGTACACATTACTCGTTGCCCCTTTGTATTGTTACCTCAAATATTCTGGGCCTGTCCATCTGACCCATGAAAAATCCCCATCAATGACGTTACCTCGCGCTTGGTTCTTTGCAGGGGATGACCAACTCGCAGCCTTTAGTATGTCACCTTTTTTGAACTTTGGGTCGTCGTCAGAGTTAACGACAAAACCCCATACAGAGCCACCGTTCATTTCGGTAATTTTAATATATTTTTTCCCGACTTTATAGCCAAGCTCATTGGCTCTTGCGGTAATACCTGCTTCAATTACTTCTTCGTTTCCGCCTGCTTTTATCCAACGTCGTGAATACTTAGCGTAATCTTCGTTTATAGCTGTAATTAAATTTTCTATGTGTTGTTGCATAACTTCCTCCTGATTCGTTATATATATACGTTAACAAAACGTTAACACATGCACAAGCCCCTTTGAGTAATTAAATTATTGTGGTAAAAGTAATTATGGAATTATCTTTGGATATGTTTGATAGCGTCATGCGTTGGGTCGTTCTGCCATTAGCAGGCGTGCTTATTTACGTATACAATCGACAGAATCAGCATCACACTGACATCGAGGTACTGAAGGCGCAACATGAGGCCAATAAGATTGCATCCGACCGCGAGATGAAAGAGATGAAGGATACCATAAAAGCAATTTTCAACAAACTAGACACTATAGAGCAAGCACTGAGAAAATAATGCTTATGGTTCTGGTCTATGTGGGGTATGCGCTGATGCTTACTCCATATGGGCCGGTTGACGTTAAAGTGTGTGTTTATAAACCCTTAGAAAATGTGTATACTGATAAAGTGATTTACCACCTCCCGTGGCAGATCTGTGCAACGTATAGGAATGTCTGATGGATCCGGTTACAATTAGTGGATGCGTAGCTCTCGCCACCGGCAGCTTTAAGGCACTCAAGGGCGCTATTTCCGCCGGCGAGGATCTAGGAAAAATGGCCGGCCAACTAAATCAGTGGGGCAAAGCGTTCTCAGATTTTACAGAGCTCCAACGGCGTGAGGAGAACCCTCCCTTCTGGAAAAAGACATTCCGAGGTAGCGACGAGGAGTCAGCGATCTTACTTTGGAATAATGAGCGTAAATTCAAGGAAATGCGAGAATCCTTAAAAAATGAAATCAGTTTTATGTACGGACCGAGCGCGTGGAAGGAAGTCTTGGCCATCGAGGCGCAGCAACGTAAAAGGCGTAAGGATGAGTTGTATCGGAAGCAGGAGCAAATAGACGCCATGATTAACTTTGCCATTGGCGCCGTAATTTTTGCAATCAGTGGCGGTATTTTATTTGTTGGTTTTTATCTATTAGGCAAGTGGCAGGGGCGTTGGTAAATGTGGTTTCTCGTCTGGATGCACTTCACTGCTTCAACTGGTAAATTTGAATACTACCAAGTCGGGACATATGGGTCTCAGGAACAGTGCGAGCTTGCTCTCCAGAAAGCGTCTGTCATGGTGACCGACAACGATATGGCGGTGCATTGCCTTGAGGTTGATAGAGATTAACGGGAAATACATAGTCATAGACGATGACGGTAAAATCGTTATAATAACCACGTATAAAAATATAGCGAGGAGATTTCTCCGTGGTACAGATAACCGCAAGCGCAATAGACCAACTCAAGATCCTTCCTAGACTAGCTTTTCTCTGTCAGATTATACTGACTTGGAAAGTGTGTCTTTGGTACATGAGTTTGGGAGTAACAGCGACAACGCAGCAAACAACTTTTGTAAGCATAGTCGTTTCTAGTCTTTCCGCCTCGTTTGCATTATGGCTAGGCAAAGAAGCAAAAACAGATAGGATGGCTCCATGATTAACTTAGTAGAGAAGCTCATCGGCCCCGTGGCCGGCGTTCTCGATAAGGTTATAGAGGACAAAGACCAAAAGGCTTTACTGGCTCACGAGATAGCCACGATGGCGGAGCGACACGGCCAAGAGGTTATGTTGGCTCAGTTAGAAATAAACAAAGCCGAAGCGGCCTCTGGATCAATCTTCAAGGGCGGTTGGCGCCCTGCCGTGGGATGGTCATGTGCCATAGCTTTTGCATATCACTTTGTATTGCAGCCAGTATTGATATTTGGATTGTCGTATGCCGGTTTAGAGACGCCGCCACTGCCAGAGTTTGACATAGGAACACTGCTACCAGTTCTAGGCGGTATGCTCGGCATCGGCACATTACGCACTTACGAAAAACAGAAGGGACTGACAAAATGACAACTACTATCGCTTTATGCCTGCTCACCGCCGTCACAATTAACACGGCAGCAAATGTATATCGTTTATACTTGGAAATGAAAAAATGAGCGACGCGCTAAAACTGCTACAGGAAAAGTGTGGCTGCAAACCAGATGGCTCATTTGGCCCTAACACTGCCAGAGCCATTGCACAGCATTATGAGCTCGCACCAGAGCGCGGAGCGCACCTAATTGGCCAAGTGATACACGAGAGCGGTTCTTTTCGCTATGTTCGGGAGAATTTAAGCTACTCTGTGGAAGCTCTGATGAAGGTATGGCCAAGCCGCTTCCCCAGTCCGACGGAGGCAGAGCCATACGCACGCAATCCGAAGAAATTAGCTGAGAAAGTTTACTCGGGTCGGATGGGTAATGTTGAAGGGTCCGGCGACGCCTCCAAATTTATAGGCCGAGGGTTTCTGCAATTAACCGGAAAAAATAACTACTCTGCCTTCGCCAATGACATGCGTATTCCGGAGATCTTAAACGATCCATCCTTGGTTGAGAAGGAATACGCCTTCGATACAGCAATTTGGTTCTTCGATAAGAACGGCTTGTTTAAGCTTGCCGACGAAGGCGTAAACGATCAGGTAATTAAGAAAATCACTAAGCGCGTTAACGGTGGCTATACTGGCCTCGACCATCGGAATAAAGAAACTAAAAAAGTCTACCAATGGCTTAGTTAGGTGTTATCAGGGTCGATGCTCATCGACTCAACGCCACGCTTAATCATTTCTTTGTGCATTGTAGCGCACGCATCAATCAGGCCAATGTAAGCTCTGACGAAGGCTTCCATCTCGTGATCGCCACGCATCCAACGATCCTGCGGCAAGCCTCTTTTGGCTCTATCAATAATTTTTTCTGCTATCTCAAAATAATTAGGTATTTCGTTCATTCTTTTTTCTCTCGTTCCAGTGATGCACTCTGTGGCAGTTCGGGCAAAGAGGTATACACTTCTTAACTTCCTCATATGCTCTTGAATACTGGCCCTGATTTACAAAAGTGCTTACCTCAGTTTCTTTAATTTCTCCGTCTTTGTGGTGGAAGTCTATTAGTGCAGGGTGCTTTATTCCGCACTCACTGCAACTAAAAGTAGACTTGTATTCCAACCACTTAAGATGTCGCTTGCGTTTGTTTTTCTTATTACTCGCAATGACTCTTTCTCTGTTTTTTAAATACCACTTCCTCCCGTATTCCCTTTGGTATTCTTTCCTCCTTTGAGGATCTTTAATTGCCATACTCCGGTCGTACCCTCGGCTTAATGATGTCCTTAGACATAACATTAGTGCCTTTACAGTACAAGATTACCGTATCGTAATGCGGCTCAAACGTGTCAAACATTGCCTCTTTGCTGTAGCTACAAGCGTCATAACTTGGGAAAACGATGTTATGTGTCACCTGTTCGCCCTCGACGAAATAACTTAGCATCATAAATGTGTAATATGTAATAATCATTATTTTCCCTCCTTTTTAATGCCATGCCTCTTTATCGCAGAGTTTATCGCGGCATCTGTTTTATTTAAAATTGTTGCAATTTCGCTGACGCTGATACCTTTAGCCAACATCAACTTTATCTTGTTGGCATACGCAGTCATTGGTCGCGTCTTCCAACTGTGAGAGCCGCCTATAGCGCCGCTCTTTTGACCTGCCTTTACGCGGTCCATTGTCCCGAAGCCCCACTTTCTAGCGGCTGCTTCGCTTTCTGCTTTTGC